CAGCATTTGTAACTCTGTTTCCAGCAAGGAAGTCGGTCATCAAATATCCAACACCCTGTGGTTGAGAAGAATTACTTCCGTTGCAGAAGTAGTTTTCGTGTGCTCTACCCATGCTTGTTGCGACCTTGGAAGCAACATAATCAAGGATTCCACCAACGCCACCGTTTCCGCTAAGAGCATCCTCAAGGAATTCGTTGGTAAGAACGACCTTGGTTTGGAACTTGTAGGGGAAGACAGAGATGAGCGAACCGAAGGTTGGATCGGTTGGAGCAGACATTGAAGCGTTTTCAGCAACTAGTTCAGTTGTTGGAAGAGCATTTTCAATTGTGATCTTCTTCTGACCGTCAATTGTTCTAACAGAAGCAATACGACGGATGACATTCTCCTGATACAACTTCTGACGAATGATCTCATCAAAGTTCTGTGGAACAGCAGCAACAGCACCTGTGCTGACCTGCATCAAACGCTGTTCAACTGGTGAACCATCAAAGTTCTCGGTTTGAAGTTGACGAAGTTCGCTATTATCACCCTTGGCAAGTGCCTTGATGAATCTGCGACCCCAATCTTCCTTGCGATCACCGACAGTTCCCTTGGAAACGCCACGGGTGTCAAAGATTGGAGTGTTGTCGCTCTTGGCAATCTTTGAACGAGTTGCTTCCTGAGTGATCTGTGCTTCTACACGATCAAGATCTGCTTCAATCTTGGCGCAGCGTTCCTTGTACTGTGCATTTGCATCAGCATCAAAGTTGTTTGCATGATTCTTGGTTTCAATCTCCCACTTATCAATCATATTGCGTAGTTCTGCTGTGAGAGCATTACGCTTTGAAATGAGTTCGTTATTTTCCATTACTTGAGTCTCCTGCGGAGTAGTTTGATCCGCTTGTTGTTTATTTCTGACATGATGCTACGAAGTTGTGAATGAGTTTCTGGATAGGCAGCATCTACTACCACAGAAATCTCATATAGTTTTCCTTCCTCCACCGTTCTTTTATTCGTTCCTTCCCATTTATCCTTGTTGGCACGGAAACCAAAGGACATTTCTCCCGTCAATACACCAGCAACCATGAGTTCTCTTATGTCATTTGCAAGTGTCGTATCAGGCAAATCTGCCTCAAAACGAATACCTTTAGCATCTTCAAATAGTCTCAAAGATCCACCCTTTTGTCTTGCAAGTGGCATAGAAGTGTCATGGTTGAAATAAAGTTTGACATCATGGTCTTCTGTTGGATTGATGTCAAATGCACCACGCTTGATTACCTCTTTGAAGGTTCTACCATGTTCAAAAATGGTGCGTGATTCAGTATCAAAGAGAATGGCATATCCTCTTAGAGTTTTGCCATCATTATCTATAATTTCTTTAGATTTGCGAAGTTCCATCTATGTCTCCCTGTGCAGTTCCTGCGCTTGTATCGGTTCCTAGATTGGTAGAACCACCTCCTTGACCCATGTTTTTGGCAAAGATAAACTCATCTCCACCCTCTACAGGTTCAAAATCCAGTGCTTCTCTTGCTTCATTTCTTGTGATAATAGATGCTTCAACACCCGTTCTAAGTGCAGCAAATGTCTCTGCAAGTGTAGGTCTTGAAAGGAAATCTGTGTCAAATAGGGGTTCTTCACCCAATTTCAGGAAGAATTCGCTTCTCCATGTTTCAAACCAGTGTTCCAAACAGGTGTCAAGATAAGTTCGTGTCATCCATTCAAGCGAACCATAGACATTTCCTGTTGTCTCACCAAGATACGCAGCAGGAACTCCATAAATGCGTGAAACATCAGCAATAGAGTATTTTCGTGCAAGTTCAAGATCAGAAGCAACACTTGTGCTTGTCATCTTCTCTATCTTCATGTTTTCTGCAAGAACAATTGGTTTTCCTGCATTCTTACCTGTGTGGTTCTTCAGGAAATCGTTGACAATTGCTTGTCTTGCAGCAATAGGAAGTGGGTTGGGAGAGGTAAATGCCAAGTTGGGCAGGTTGCCTTTCTCTGCATTTTGTGAGATATTGCTCTCTTGATTGATTCCAATAATAAGTGCTGTACGGCACAATTGCACTGGAGATGATGCCCAAAGTCCTTCTATGATATTTGCCTTGATATGAAGAACATTATCAGGTTCCAATCTACCATATTCTGTTGTAATGTAGACAGGAACGGGTGAAGTGACATCAAGTGATACAGAACCAACTGGAAGTGGAAGAATCTCGTATATTTCTCCGTTGCGTTTTCTATTGATAAGTGCAAATGCATTACCATAAAGCAGTGCTTGCATCGTCATTTGTCTGCGAAAGTCATATCCACTTTGGTAGCGATTTGGTCTTTCCCAAAGCATTTCAAGATTTGGATTTGTGAATTCAGCAGGAGTTCGTGCAATATCGTTGGATATAAGCGACACTGCACGATATACTGGAGGATATGCAAGAGCATTTACAGGAGCGAGATACGGAACTATATCGTTAGTGCCAAACACTTCAAATGGCAAATAAGGGACACCGTATCCAACGGGAAATCCCCACCAGTTTCGTATTGAATTAGTTATTTTGCTTAGTAGTCCCATTTATGAGATCCGCCTCCAGTTCGTAGATTGATGCTGACTTGCCTCCCCAAGAATGCACTGCGATTATTCCTGCTACAAGAGGGTCTATAATTGAATGTTCCCTGCTCTTTGCAGGACGAATGTTGCCGTTCAAATCCTGTTTTGCAACTGCTTCTGCACACGCTCGGCGCATGATTGGATCATCTCCGAACACTAGTTTCTTTCCCATCCACATATTCTGCCATAGAGCACACCCAGGTCCAAATGTACTGATGCTCATTCGGTATGTCTGAAGAGGTACACCATCGTTCATCAGAGTTTCTGCAAGATACTTAGATCCCCATGCATCATATGCAACTATTCTGAGATCATAATGTCGTCTTGCTTCGTTGATTGCTACACGAATTTGTTCATAGTCAATCTCACGACCCGCTGATAGTTCTAATTTACCTTCAGTTGCCCATGTGCGAACAGGCATTCTGTAGTCCAATTCTCGTTGTGCTAAACCTTCTTTTGGAAACCAATAGCGTCCTTTGAGTGCTACACGACCATCATCAAGGGGTATTGCAAGAACAAATGCTGTCATATCTCCTGATTTTGAGAGATCCAATCCTGCATATGCTATGCGACCTTTGAGTGAATCCCAATCTATGGTTTTGTCATTCATGGTTTCCCAATATGCCATGTCCAACCAACCACCTGTGTTCTCATCAAATCGTGAGCAGTGGTAGCGACTGAATTCAGCACGACCCATAGGACTTTGCTTCATGGTATTCCATGCACGACGAAGAGAAGTCATATCAGGTTGACCGTATGGCAGACCTGGGTTTCCTTTTACCCACTGAGATTCATCCTCTATGCTGTCGTTGGCATCCAATCCATAGAGAAGTGCAAAGACAGTATCATCTGTTATTTCACCCGTCAGAACGCTTTCTGCTTGCTTGACTATTTCATAATAGATGTTCTCGGGATTAGACCCAGGTGTTGAGATAATGACACCTGTGGATTCCTTGCGTTTTGCACCTGTAGTCAAAAGTTTGGTAAGAAACCTACCCTTGAACTCTGCTGCTTCATCGGCAACCCACATGGAGGGATTTAGACCGTCTAGAGATCGTTCAAGTGCAGGAAGAGCATTCATGGTGCAATCTGCTTCTTCACGAATTACCTGAGAATATTGCTTCTCTATGTCGTGTCCATCGGGTAGACGAGACACCATAGTCTTTGCGGTGTCCAATAGAATCTCTGCTTGATCTTGATTATTGGCAAGAATATGAACACGCTTGCCAACACCATTCATTAGATCGTAGAGTGCCAATCCTGCCAATAGGGTGGTTTTGCCGTTGCCTCTAGCGACTTGTAGAAGACAGAGTTTGAAACGCTTTCTCTTGTCTTCAGTAATCTTCCAACACACCATATTGCAGACTGCATATAGTTGCCAATCGTGAAGTTGGAATTTCTGTCCTGTCCATTCGCCAATCAGGGATAGACTTTCATAATGTTTTGATATTTTCCACGCTTCATCCCAATCAAAGTAAATGTCTTCTCTCTGTAGATCATTCTCAAATCTACGAGCGGATGCATAGATCCAACGATTGGCACTTACCTTTCCTGAGAGAATATCAGCATTATAACGCAGAATGCGAGATTTGACTGCTGCTTTCTCGGTGAGGGTGGGATCCTCGGGATGTGTGGGTAATTCACTCATTTTCGGTATGTGCGAGGGGGGTACGATGGGACGCAAATTCAATAAATTCTACCCCCCCGTTCGCACCTGCACAACTCTGAGAATTTCTGAGAATATCTGAGGAATTTGTTATGAATTTGTTGTCGTC